CCAGCACATTGATTCTGCCATTCCGGGACGTTACACTGTTCAGGCACCTTATAAAACGGGTGCCGGGCGTGGAAACCCGGAATTCACCAAAGCGCACAACCGCGCTCTTGCGGTTTTTTTGTGTCATGAGCAGCATTACGCCCAAATTATGGTGGGGCGTGCAGGGCCAACTTCGGTTGGGCCGGGTTCTTTGGTGACCGGTATTTCCACCCCTGTACGTCTCACCACCAATAAGGTCGTGGAAAGCCTTGGTGGTGAGTTATTAAAAATCACCAAAGAGGCTGCCATCATGGCTACGATCCCAACCCTCACTCAACCTGAAATTGCCATCGTTGATGGTCAGGCTGTTACTTCATCCCTGGCTGTTGCCAACTTCTTCTCCAAACGTCATGACGATGTACTGAAAAAGATCCGCACGCTTGAATGCTCAGCATCATTCACTGCCCGCAATTTTTCGGTGAGTGATTACACTGATTGCACAGGTCGCAAACTTCCTTGCTACCAAATAACCCGCGACGGCTTTGCGTTTCTTGCTATGGGTTTCACGGGTAAACGTGCTGCCCAGTTCAAAGAGGCATACATCAATGCCTTTAACCAGATGGAGAAACAGCTTTCAAATCCCTCTGTACTGAGCGACGTTGCACATAACGCCAGCGTTCTCTATTCCTACATTTCATCAATTCATCAGGTCTGGCTGCAGCAGCTTTATCCTATGTTGGCAAAAGCCGAATCTCCGCTGGCTGTTAGCTTGTATGACTATATTAATGATGCTTCGGCACTGGCCTGCCTCATAAATTTGTCGCTGAACCCTTCAGAGGTAAGGGGGCGCAAATGATCCGGAATATTTTCAAACGGTTTACCAATCAGACTTTCCGTTGTCCTCGTCCGGGTCAGTGGTACACCACACCTGCAGGGCATGTTCTACGTGTTAGCCTGGTTGACCGTGAATGTCAGAAGGTGATTTGTGAACCGCTGGGCCGTAGTTACCGCGTCAGTATGCCGCTTATAGCCTTTCGCTCCGGAAAAAACATGAAGCATCTCGGAGGTGCAGCATGAGTATGGAGCTGATGGTTAAAGCGATGAAAATTCGAGTGGGTAATCCATTGCGAAAACTGGTTCTGATCAAGCTGGCTGATAATGCCAGCGATCAGGGCGAGTGCTGGCCCAGCTATCAGCATATCGCTGATCAGTGCGAGATTAGCAAACGTTCTGTGATGAATCATATTGCGGCCCTCTGTGAGTCCGGGCTGGTAAAAAAAGTCACCCGGAAAGGTGAAAAAGGTAACTCAAGTAATATCTATCTTCTTCATCTTGATGGTGCAGGAGATTCACTAGGGGGTAGTGCAAATAATTCACTATCTGGTGCAGCAAATTCACCAGGTAGTGCAGGAGTTGCACCAGGGGGTAGTGCAGGAGATTCACCCAGAACCAGTCACTCTTTTGAACCAGTCAAAGAACCAGTCAATGAACCAATAGCTGTTGGTGCATCTGCTGATGAGTCTGTGCGAGTTCGTTCAAACCGACCGGAATACTCTCCGGAGTTTGAGCAGGCATGGCTGGCATACCCCAAACGTGCTGGTGGCAATTCAAAATCAGCAGCCTTCAAAGCCTGGAAAGCCCGTTTGAATGAGGGGGTAAACCCCGAAACCATGCTGGAAGGTGTGAAACGCTACTCGTGCTGGGTATCTGCGATGGGTAACAGCGGCACACAATTTGTGAAACAGGCTGTCACGTTCTTTGGTCCGGATCGTCATTTCGAAGAATCCTGGGAAGTTCCTGCGGTATCTGCAGCCAGACGCGAGGACCCGTACTTCAAAGCCAGTTACGACAACGTGGACTACAGCCAGATCCCGGCAGGATTCAGGGGGTGATTATGAGTCTTTTGAATGAAGTTCAGAAATTCATTGAAGCCCATCCGGGGTGTACTTCCGGAGACATTGCGGATGCTTTTGCAGGTTACTCACGGCAGCGCGTTCTGCAGTCAGCAAGCAAGTTACGTCAGAGTGGGCGTGTGGATCACCGTTGTGAAGGAGATACACGCAGACATTTCCCGCGCCTGACTGAGAGAGCGCAGGAACCGGAACCACAACCAGTTCGTGAAACCAGACCTGTGCGCAATTCCTATGTCGGCACTAACGATCCCCGTGTGATTTTGTGCCTGACCCGCCAGGCTGAAGAACTGGAGTCCAGGGGCTTATACCGTCGTGCTGCAACGGTGTGGATGGCGGCATTCCGTGAAAGCCACTCCCAGCCAGAACGAAACAATTTTCTGGCACGTCGTGAGCGGTGCTTACGGAAAAGCAGCAAGCGCGCTGCATCGGGTGAAGAGTGGTATCTGTCAGGGAATTTCGTGGGGGCTTAATGAGTAATAAATATTGCCAGGCGCTGGTGGAACTGCGGAACAAACCAGCCCATGAACTGAAGGAAGTGGGCGATCAGTGGCGCACGCCGGACAACATTTTCTGGGGAATTAACACCCTGTTTGGCCCGTTTGTTCTGGATCTGTTCACTGACGGTGATAACGCCAAATGTGCTGCGTATTACACGGCGGAAGACAACGCGCTGGCGCATGACTGGTCAGAACGTCTTGCGGAGCTTAAAGGGGCTGCCTTTGGTAATCCCCCATACAGCCGCGCCAGTCAGCATGAGGGGCAATACATCACCGGCATGCGTTACATCATGAAACATGCCAGTGCCATGCGTGATAAGGGTGGGCGCTATGTTTTCCTGATCAAAGCTGCCACCAGCGAAGTGTGGTGGCCGGAAGATGCAGACCATATTGCTTTTATTCGCGGGCGTATTGGTTTTGAACTGCCTGCCTGGTTTATCCCGAAGGATGAGAAGCAGGTGCCGACAGGCGCGTTCTTCGCTGGTGCTATTGCTGTTTTCGACAAGACCTGGAAGGGACCGGCAATCAGCTACATCGGGCGCGATGAACTTGAGGCATGTGGTGAGGCGTTTTTGGCGCAGGTTCGCCAGCAGGCAGAAAAACTTGTCAGGGAGATGGCGGCATGACGACGTTAACTCAATGCCAGCAGCAGGTGCTGGATATGCTGATTTCTTACCAGCAAGAGCGTGGCTTTCCGCCAACCAATCAGGAGGTGGCAACCATGCTGGGATACCGTTCAGTGAATGCAGCGGTGGAGCATCTTCGCGCACTGGAGAAAAAAGGCGTCATCACGATAAAGCGTGGCGTGGCCCGGGGCATCACGCTTCATACCACGGTGAAGGACGACGACAGCGAGGCGGTCGGGATTATCCGCTCACTGCTTGCCGGTGAGGAAAACGCAAGGCTGCGTGCAGCCCACTGGTTACATGAGAGGGGCCTGAAAGTATGAAGCTGATCCTGCCTTTTCCGCCCAGCGTGAACACGTACTGGCGACACCCCAACAAAGGGGCGTTTGCAGGTAAGAGCCTGATAAGCGCGGCGGGGCGCAAATTCCAGGGCGCGGCGTGTGCCGCCATCATTGAGCAGTTACGTCGTCTGCCGAAACCAACGTCGGCACCTGCTTCAGTGGAGATCGTGTTGTTTCCACCGGATAACCGGATCCGCGATCTGGATAACTATAACAAGGCGCTGTTTGACGCCCTGACCCACGCGGGTGTGTGGGAAGACGACAGCCAGGTGAAAAGAATGCTGGTGGAGTGGGGACCGGTTATCCCGGAAGGGAAGGTCGAGATCACTATAAGTAAGTACGAGAAAACGGCGGGTGCAGCCGCCTGATTAAGAGGAGAAACGAAGTATGAATAATCTGATGGTCATTGATGGTATTGAAGTTCGTCGTGATGCTTATGGTCGTTACAGCCTGAACGATCTGCATCGCGCAGCAGTAGCATCTGGTGCAAATGCCAGAACCAAGGAGCCAGGAAAGTTTCTTTCCAGCCAACAAACTGTTGAGCTTGTTCATGAATTGACCAACACCCAGAATTTGGGTGTTGACCCGGTGAGTGTGATTCATGGGGGAAATGAACGGGGAACGTATGTCTGTAAGGAACTGGTGTATGCCTATGCAATGTGGATCAGCCCGTCATTCCATCTGAAGGTGATCCGTACTTTCGATATGGTAACCAGCGCACCGGAAAAATTATCCGGGCAAGCTGCTGACAAGATGCAGGCTGGAGTGATTCTGCTGGACTTTATGCGCAGGGAGTTAAACCTGTCTAACTCTTCAGTGCTTGGGGCCTGTCAGAAACTCCAGGAGGCTGTTGGCTTACCGAATCTGGCACCGCGCTATGCCATTGATGCTCCTGCTGATGCACACGATGGCTCAAGTCGCCCGACACTGTCACTGAGTGCACTGCTGAAACAGTATGGTATCCGCCTGACGGCTAATCAGGCATATCACCAGATGGTGAAGCTGGGGATCGTCGAGCAGCGCGAACGATACAGCCGTACCGCGATTAACAACATCAAAAAATTCTGGTCGCTGACAGCGAAAGGCTGCATGTTCGGCAAGAACATCACCAGTCCCGCAAATCCGCGCGAGACGCAGCCGCATTTCTTCGAATCCCGATTCCCTGAGCTGTTAAAGCTGCTCGATACCGTTCATTGAGGTGACCGTGAGAGCACTACTGACCCCTGAAATTGCCCCGCGTATGGGGATCGTATTGTTCAGGCCAGGTTCAGAGCTGATGCCCCTGTTTATGCAGGGGCGTGTCCTGCTGGAGCCTGAGCCGGAACGTTATTCATCTTTCGCCAGTGGTGCCGTTCCGGCGGCATCACAACCGCTGGCGGATGATCCTGCCGTTCGGGCCGTGTTCCGCAATGAGGCAGTGATCCGTCGTGCTGGTGGCGTGGAATGTCTTGAAAGCTGGTTACTTCGTGAAAAAGGCTGCCAGTGGCCTCATTCCGACTGGCACAGCGAGAACATGACCACAATGCGACACGCGCCGGGCGCAATCCGTCTGTGCTGGCACTGCGATAACCAGCTGCGCGATCAGTTCACGGAACGGCTGGAATCAATGGCAACGGATAACTGTGCCCGCTGGGTGTTGTCTGTTGTGCGTCGGGATCTCGGTTTTGATGACAGTCACGTTGTGACAATGCCGGAACTGTGCTGGTGGCTGATTCGTAATGACCTGGCGGATGCCTTACCGGAAAGTGCAGCCCGTAAGGCACTGAGATTACCAAAGCCTGTTGTGCCGTCTGTCACCCGGGAAAGTGACCTTGTGCCTTCGGTTCCTGCCACCAGCATCATCCAGGATAAAGCGAAAAAGGTGCTGGCGCTGAAAGTGGATCCGGAGTCGCCGGAGTCTTTTATGTTACGCCCAAAACGTCGCCGCTGGGTTAATGAAAAGTACACGCGCTGGGTTAAGACACAGCCGTGTGCATGTTGTGGAAAGCCCGCTGATGATCCCCACCACCTGATAGGTCACGGTCAGGGTGGAATGGGAACAAAAGCGCATGACCTCTTTGTGTTGCCTTTGTGCAGAAAGCATCACGACGAGCTGCATGCGGATACCGTGGCATTTGAAGAGAAGTATGGCTCCCAGCTGGAGCTGATATTTCGTTTTATCGATCGTGCGCTGGCAATAGGCGTATTGGTGTAAGTGGAGAACGAGCATGAACCTTGAAGCCTTACCAAAATATTACTCCCCAAAATCTCCAAAATTGAGCGATGACGCACCGGCGACAGGCTCGGGTGGTTTAACAATTACGGATGTGATGGCTGCGCAGGGGATGGTGCAGTCGAAAGCACCGCTTGGGTTTGCCTTATTCCTGGCAAAAGTTGGTGTTCAGGATCCTCAGTTTGCGATTGAAGGTCTGCTCAATTACGCGATGGCACTGGATAACCCGACATTGAACAAATTGAGTGAAGAAACCCGGTTACAGATCATCCCTTACCTTGTGAGTTTTGCCTTTGCTGATTATTCCAGGTCTGCGGCAAGTAAGGCTCGCTGTGAGCATTGTGCTGGTACTGGATTTCATAATGTATTGCGCGAAGTGGTGAAACACTCCAGAAGCGGGGAGTCTGTTATCAAGGAAGAGTGGGTGAAGGAACTATGTCAGCATTGTCATGGTAAGGGAGAAGTCAGCACAGCGTGCAGAGGGTGTAAGGGTAAAGGTATTGTCCTGGATGAAAAAAGAACCCGGCTTCATGGTACGCCTGTTTATAAGATTTGTGGGCGTTGCAATGGTAACCGGTTTAGCCGTTTACCAACCACACTGGCGCGGCATCATGTCCAGAAGCTGGTACCTGCCCTGACGGATTATCAGTGGTACAAAGGATATGCAGATGTCATTGATAAACTGGTTACAAAGTGCTGGCAGGAAGAAGCATATGCAGAGACACAATTGAGAAAAGTGACAAGATAAATGATTTTCGCCGAAGATGGCGACGTAATTCTTGCATTTTTCAAAAAATCTGGTTAGGATTCTCCTAACGATGGGCTTTGTATGTCTGCTGTTAACGAAATTATAACAAACCTCGCTTCGGCGGGGTTTTTGCTTTTCTGGAGGTCAATAATGCAGGGCGAAAAGCAGCAGCCATATTTTTTAACCCTGGTATGACTGTTGAACAGCTTGAAGACTGGCTGGAGCAGCAAAAGCTTCATCTAAGCCGCTATAACCGTCTGGTAAAAGAAAAAGCCGAGCTTGAAGAACGGCTCAGTGATATTTCTGTGGAAATTGAACGGATGTCTGCTGGTGGTTTTAACGGAAAGTTGAGTTTCCCCTAGGAGTCAAGTTCGCTTCTGAGAAATCATCAACAGGGTAGTGTTTGACTGAAATAATAAACAGACTGTCATTAAGATCCCTTCCCTCATATCTGAGAGGACCAACAGCAATTAAGAGGGGGCTAAATGTCCGATCCGATTTCCGGTACTGGGCTGGCTGGTGGTGCCCTGACGGGGGCCAGTGTTTATGGACTGCTGACCGGAACTGATTACGGCGTTGTATTTGGCGCATTTGCAGGGGCTGTATTCTACATAGCAACAGCAGCAGATCTGAGTGCATCACGCCGACTGGCATATTTTATCGTGTCATATATTGCCGGGATCCTGTGCTCTGGGTTGGTTGGCTCCAAGCTGGCGAACTTGACCGGATACAGTGATAAACCTCTGGATGCTATTGGTGCCGTAATCGTCTCTGCTTTAGCCGTTAAAATCCTGACATTCCTGAATAATCAGGATATCGGCTCGCTGGTGGCGCTCATAACACGCCGGGGAGGTTCAGGTGGAGCTAAATGACCCGACAGCAACTATAAATGCGCTGTTATGTGCTTGTGTTGTTATTACTCTGATGTTTTATCGTCGTGGTGATTCGCGGCATCGTCCTTGGGTTTCACGTTTAGCCTGGTTGATTACTGTTACATACAGTGCTGTTCCGTTGGCCTATCTCTGTGGGATTTATCCTCATTCCTCATGGCCCATTATCGTGGCGAACACTATTTTTCTTTCCGTGCTGGTGGCCGTCAGAGGCAACGTTGCACGTCTGGTTGATCATCTGAGGCACTAATGAACCAACAATTATTTCAAAAGGCGGCTGGTATTAGCGCCGGGCTGGCTGCGCGCTGGTTTCCGCACATTGATGCGGCGATGAAGGAATTCGGCATTACAGCACCAGCGGATCAGGCAATGTTTATCGCTCAGGTAGGCCATGAGTCGATGGGGTTTAGCGCCGTAGTTGAAAATTTTAACTACACACCATCTGCGCTGGTGGCGACGTTCGGAAAGAGGATCACACAGCAGCAGGCTGATGCCCTTGGTAGAACATCCGGACATGCAGCTCGTCAGGATGCTATTGCCAATCTGGTGTATAGCAACCGACTGGGTAACAAAGCACCCGGTGATGGCTGGAAATATCGTGGTAGAGGATTAATTCAAATCACTGGTCTCCGTAATTATTGCATCTGTGGCTACGCACTAAAACTCGACCTTGTTACCCAGCCTGAATTGCTGGAACAGGATGAATACGCCGCGCGCTCAGCTGCGTGGTTCTATGCTTCCCGCGGTTGCCTGCTTCATTCTGGCGACCTGGGACGCGTCACGCTGCTTATTAATGGCGGTAGTAACGGTCTGGATAAACGCCGCGCGCTGTTTAACCTGGCGAAATCGGTGCTGGTGTGAGGGACGGCGGCAAGTTATCCAAGCACCCATGTAATTTAAAAAACTGGGTAGAAAGAGATGGACCGCAGGAAGAATGGCTGCTATTCTTCAGTTACTTTCGCTGGAGATGTATGGAATGCTTAAAAAAGCGACAATTAATATAAAAACTGATGAGATAAATCTCTATCAAGGAGACTGTCTTGAGTTGCTAACCATGATGGACGATTCTTCTGTAGATCTCATCGTTACTTCACCACCGTATGCAGATCAACGAAAGAGGACTTATGGTGGCATTGCCCCTGACAAGTATGTTGACTGGTTTTCACCTATAGCGGAGCAACTGCTACGGGTTCTTAAGCCTTCAGGCTCCTTTGTGCTTAACATTAAAGAGAAGGTAGTGAATGGCGAAAGACATACATATGTTTTAGAGCTTATTCTTAAAATGCGAGAGCTGGGTTGGCTGTGGACAGAAGAATATATCTGGCATAAGAAGAATTCATTCCCTGGTAAATGGCCTAATAGATTCAGAGATTCTTGGGAACGCTGTCTGCACTTTACAAAAAACAGAAAGTTTGCAATGTACCAAGAAGCGGTTATGGTTCCTGTGGGGGACTGGAAGAATGAGAGGCTAAAAAAATTAAGCTCGCGGGACATGATGAGGGATGAGTCGCGAGTTGGTAGTGGGTTCGGAAAGAACATTTCAAACTGGCAGGGAAGAGAAATGGCATACCCGACGAATGTGCTGCACATGGCAACTGAATGTGGTAACAAAGGCCACAGTGCAGCATTCCCCGAAGTTCTTCCTGAATGGTTTATTCGTTTGTTTACAACAGAAGGCGATGTTGTTTTGGATCCGTTTGCAGGCTCAGGCACTACACTTGTGGCGGCATCTCGCCTGTCCAGAAAGTCAGTAGGTTTTGAATTGCTTGATGAACACTGCCAAGTAGCTAAAGAACGACTTGGGCTGGAAAGAAAAAGGTTAACTAGCGTAGTAAGTTACAGCAAAAAAGCTGAATAGGTTTCTGGTTTATGGTAGTTTTCTCCTTGGTTAACCAAAGAAGGAAAATACAATGTCAGGAACATGCATCATTGAAGGATGTGGTAGACATGCAGATAAAATTATCGGTGTGCGTCTGAGACGTGAACTGGATAATTTATCTGCAATTTGGGCCCACAATACTAACGCTTATTTGTGTGATGAACATGCAGCTATGGGATTTGATGTAGAAGTAACATTTACCCCTCGGGATGACAAGACCATTAGAACAGTTGTAAGCAACGGTGATGGTGATCCAGTTGTTCGACTGAAAGCAATCACCAAACCTGTCAACCCAGATGGAACGGAAGACTGAGGTTAGTATATTTATTATAAAACCGCCTTCGGGCGGTTTTTTTATGCTTGCAAAAACTAAACTGCTGAGATGGTAAAGATAATGGGAATCATAGAAATTATTGCTAGCGGTATTGTTGTGCTGGTTGCAGCCGCACTCAGCGTTTTTTACTGGCAATGTTCGTGGTTGTGGAAAAGTAGCAGAGAAAGCCAAACAGCAGCGCACCGAAGAGAACGCAGTGGCGATCGTTGCAGCAATATCTGGGCTTCACTGCCGGGGCTGGTTATGGTCAGTTTGAGCATAAAGTTGACAGCCTGATTGCAAAATTCAAAGAAGCTGGCGGAACGGTCAGAGAGATTGAGGTATGAGCAGAGTCACCGCGATTATCTCCGTTCTGGTTATCTGCATCATCGTCTGCCTGTCATGGGCGGTTAATCATTACCGTGATAACGCCATCACCTACAAAAAGCAGCGCGATAAGGCCGCATCCATTATCGCTGACATGCAGAAACGTCAAAGTAATGTAGCTGAACTCGATGCCAGATATACAAAGGAGCTTGCTGATGCTAACGCGACTATCGAAAGTCTTCGTGCTGATGTTTCTGCTGGTCGTAAGTGGCTGCACGTCAAAGCAGTCTGTCCGGACATGCATAAAACCACCGCCGCCTCCGGCGTGGATGATGCTTCCAGCCCCAGACTTACTGACACCGCTCAACGGGATTATTTCGTTCTCAGAGAGCGCATCGAAACCATAACTAACCAATTGAATGGCCTGCAAGAGTATGTGAGATCACAGTGTTCATATTAGAAAAGTCTTATCATGAGATTTTTGTATATGGATGCATTATGTCTCAATACGCGCGCGCCGCTTTAATCGCTTATCATTTGGTTGCTGATAGCTCAATGCCTCCTCGTGATGTATGGGATACAGCTGTCGCAGAGGTTACAGAAAGCGAATCGTCAAGAAAGAAGATATGCCCAAGGGCAACATTTCTCGCCCTAGCGGATAGCGGTTACCTCAAGAATGTAAAACCACTGCATGGGGAGAAAAAGGGCGGTAAGTTGTACCAAAGGGCAATTGAAGTTGCGAATCTGATTCTTGATTTACCCGGAATCAGTAAAGCTGAATTGGTTGATAAAACTGGTTACAAAGACAGGCAAGGGTCTTATGACCTGATTCTCGCTCTGTATCATCATGAGCAACTCCAGCGACCGGAATAATTATCCCGGCATCAGTGTCAAAAATAGGCAGTGATACGCTATTTTCCTGAAAATACTTTACTAACATTTTATGAGAATTATCCTAGTAAAGTGTTTATTTAAAAGGAGTTTGGGTTTATGAAAATTCTCTGGGTCATCAGTCTTTTGTGTAGTGCTATTGGATTTATTGAAGGAATCCTCGGGGTTTTCGGTGCTCAGAGTGCTCCACAACAGGCTGCAGGTGCAGCAATGGGAGTAGCATGGGCAGTTATTCCATATTGTATTTGTCGTGCTATCCAACAATTGCGCCCTCGAGAAGTCATTATTAAAAAGGAAGAATGACCAGATCTTATCCGGTGTTTTTTCTGTCTAAGCCTCGCGTCGCGGGGCTTTTTATTGGAGCCAGCATGCCACCACGAACCCCAAAAGCCTGCCGCGTTCGCGGCTGCCGCCAAACCACCACTGACCCGTCAGGCTACTGCGAAAGCCACAAAAGCGAAGGCTGGAAACAATACAAGCCAGGACAATCCCGTCACCAGCGCGGCTACGGTTCGAAGTGGGATGTTATCCGCGCGCGCGTGCTGAAGCGTGACAAAGGCCTGTGTCAGTTGTGCCTGCGTGTCGGTGTGGTGCGTGAGGCGAAAACCGTTGACCACATCATCCCTAAAGCGCATGGCGGCACTGATGCAGACTGCAATCTGCAGAGCCTGTGCTGGCCGTGTCATAAGACGAAGACGGCCCGTGAACGACTGAAGTGATAATAACTCTCAACTATCTGCGGGGGAGGGGCGGGTCAAATCCCTGTGACCTGACGTCTTCCGGACTGCCCGCCCCATCGTTTTTTTATACCCGCGAAAAATGAAATTTAACCAGGAGTGCCGCATATGGCTGGAACGGCGGGGCGTTCCGGGCGTCGCCCCAAGCCAACGGCGCGCAAGGCGCTGGCCGGAAACCCCGGCAAGCGAGCCCTGAACAAAGATGAACCCGTTTTTACGCCCATCAAAGGTGTTGAGCCACCGGAGTGGTTCGCTGAAGAAGAGCTCCCTCTCGCCACGATCATGTGGCAACTGACAACCAAAGAACTCTGCGGTCAGGGCCTGCTGTGCGTGACTGACCTCGCAGTGCTTGAGCGGTGGTGCGTAGCCTATGAGTTCTGGCGACGTGCCGTGAAAAATATTGCCAGACAGGGCAACACCATCACCGGTGCAATGGGCGGCATGGTCAAAAATCCGGAGCTGACCGCCAAAAAAGAACAGGAGTCCGAGATGAGCAGTACGGGGGCAATGCTCGGACTCGACCCCAGCAGCCGCCAGCGTCTGATTGGCCTGGCGGGGCAGAAGAAAGCCACTAACCCGTTTCTGAAAATTATCGAATCATGAGCCGGAAATCTTACCCCAACGTAAATGCTGCAAATCAGTATGCCCGGGATGTCGTGCGCGGAAAGATTGTTGCCTGCCAGTTTGTGATTCAGGCCTGCCAGCGCCATCTTGATGACCTGATGGCGGAAAAAAGTAAGTCGTTTCGTTACCGCTTCGACAAGGACCTGGCTGAACGGGCCGCCAAATTTATTCAGCTGTTGCCGCACACCAAGGGTGAGTGGGCATTTAAACGGATGCCCATCACGCTGGAGCCGTGGCAGCTATTTGTGATCTGCTGTGCGTTTGGCTGGGTCAATAAAGGCACCCGGTTGCGCCGCTTCCGGGAGGTGTATACCGAAATTCCCCGTAAGAACGGTAAATCGGCAATCTCTGCCGGTGTTGCCCTGTATTGTTTTGCCTGTGATAACGAGTTTGGCGCGGAAGTGTATTCCGGTGCCACGACAGAGAAACAGGCGTGGGAAGTCTTTCGTCCGGCGCGACTGATGTGTAAACGCACACCAATGCTGACGGAAGCGTTCGGGATTGAGGTTAACGCCTCAAACATGAACCGTCCGGAGGATGGCGCGCGGTTTGAACCGCTGATCGGTAACCCCGGTGATGGTTCATCACCCCACTGTGCGGTGGTGGATGAATATCACGAGCACGCCACCGATGCGCTTTACACCACGATGCTTACCGGGATGGGGGCGCGACGTCAGCCACTGATGTGGGCCATCACCACTGCCGGGTACAACATTGAGGGGCCGTGCTACGACAAGCGGCGGGAAGTCATCGAGATGCTCAACGGCTCGGTGCCCAACGATGAACTGTTCGGGATCATCTATACCGTTGATGAAGGTGACGACTGGACCGACCCGCAGGTGCTGGAAAAAGCCAATCCAAATATTGGCGTGTCGGTTTATCGCGAATTTTTGTTAAGTCAGCAGCAGCGTGCGAAAAATAACGCCCGTCTGGCAAACGTCTTTAAAACAAAACACCTCAATATCTGGGTGTCGGCGCGTTCGGCGTATTTCAACCTGGTGAGCTGGCAGAGCTGTGAGGATAAATCACTGACTCTTGAGCAATTCGAGGGGCAGCCGTGCATTCTGGCCTTTGACCTGGCGCGTAAACTGGATATGAACAGCATGGCGCGACTTTATACCCGCGAGATTGACGGTAAAACGCATTACTACAGTGTGGCCCCTCGTTTCTGGGTACCGTATGACACGGTGTACAGCGTCGAGAAAAATGAAGATCGCCGGACAGCCGAACGCTTTCAGAAATGGGTGGAAATGGGCGTCCTGACAGTTACCGATGGTGCAGAGGTGGATTATCGCTACATCCTCGAAGAGGCCAAAGCGGCGAACAAAATCAGCCCGGTCAGCGAGTCACCCATCGACCCCTTCGGGGCGACCGGGCTGTCACATGACCTTGCTGATGAAGACCTGAACCCCATCACCATCATTCAGAACTACACCAACATGTCCGATCCGATGAAAGAGCTGGAAGCGGCGATTGAATCGGGGCGCTTTCATCATGATGGCAATCCCATCATGACCTGGTGTATCGGCAACGTGGTCGGCAAAACCATCCCGGGTAACGATGATGTGGTGAAGCCCGTCAAAGAGCAGGCGGAAAACAAAATCGATGGTGCAGTTGCGCTGATTATGGCGGTTGGCAGAGCCATGTTGTACGAGAAAGAAGACACGCTGTCTGACCACATTGAGTCCTATGGGATCCGCTCGCTTTAACTGAGGTAATTATGATCATGCTGATTCTCGCGCCTCTGGTAGGCGTGCTGGGTGCGCTTTTGCTGGCATATGGTGCCTGGCTGATTTATCCCCCGGCGGGGTTTGTTGTTGCCGGGGCGCTGTGCCTGTTCTGGTCGTGGCTGGTGGCGCGATATCTCGACCGTACACAGCCATCTGTCGGCGGAGGTAAATAGTGTTCTTTTCGGGATTATTTCAACGAAAAAGTGACGCACCGGTGACCACGCCAGCAGAGCTGGCGGATGCTATCGGGCTGTCATATGACACCTATACCGGAAAGCAGATCAGCAGCCAGCGGGCCATGCGACTGACGGCGGTTTTTTCCTGCGTCAGGGTGCTGGCAGAGTCGGTCGGGATGTTGCCCTGCAATCTGTATCACCTGAACGGCAGCCTGAAACAGAGAGCCACCGGCGAACGTCTGCATAAGCTGATCTCCACGCATCCCAATGGCTATATGACGCCGCAGGAGTTCTGGGAGCTGGTGGTCACCTGTCTGTGCCTGAGGGGAAACTTTTACGCCTACAAAGTGAAAGCATTTGGCGAAGTGGCTGAACTGCTGCCCGTCGATCCCGGCTGTGTGGTACCGAAGCTTAACAGTAGCTGGGAGCCGGTTTACCAGGTCACATTCCCGGACGGCTCCACGGATGTGCTGACCCAGGAGGATATCTGGCATGTGCGCACGCTGACGCTGGACGGACTGGTGGGGCTGAATCCCGTCGCCTATGCCCGCGAGGCAATATCGCTGGCGGCAGCGACCGAAGAGCATGGGGCCAGACTGTTCAGCAATGGTGCGGTGACGTCGGGTGTGTTGCGTACAGAGCAGACGCTGTCAGATCAGGCTTACGAGCGCCTGAAGAAAGATTTTGAGGAGCGTCACACCGGGCTTGGCAATGCTCACCGCCCGATGATCCTTGAGATGGGGCTGGACTGGAAGTCGATGGCGCTGAACGCCGAGGACAGCCAGTTCCTGGAAACCCGCAAGTTTCAGCTTGAAGAAATCTGTCGTCTGTTCCGGGTACCGTTGCACATGGTACAGAACACCGATCGCGCCACCTTCAACAATATCGAAGAACTGGGGCTCGGATTTATCAACTATTCACTGGTGCCGTATCTGACCCGCATCGAACAGCGGATCAACACCGGACTGGTACGAAAAAGTAAGCAGGGCGTTTATTACGCCAAATTTAACGCCGGGGCGTTACTGCGCGGGGATATGAAGTCCCGTTTTGAAGCCTACGCCACCGGGATTAACTGGGGAATTTACTCTCCCAATGACTGCCGCGACCTGGAAGATATGAATCCGCGTCCCGGTGGGGATGTCTATCTCACACCGATGAACATGACCACGAAACCCTCCGATGGCAGTAAAGCCGGTAAGCAGAAGGATAACGCCAATGCAGACGAAACAACGTCTTGATGTACCGCTGAGTCTGAAATCTGTCAGTGACTCCGGTGAGTTTGAAGGGTATGGCTCCGTCTTTGGTGTAAAGGACAGCCACGATGATGTGGTGATGTCCGGGGCATTTGCTGCTTCCCTGCGGGCGTGGAGTGACAGAAAAGCGTTACCTGCGCTGCTCTGGCAGCACCGCATGGATGAGCCCATCGGTGTTTACACCGAAATGAAGGAAGACGATGTCGGGCTTTACGTCAGGGGGCGGTTGCTCATTGATGATGATCCCCTGGCAAAACGCGCACATGCACACATGAAGGCCGGTTCGTTAACCGGCCTTTCTATTGGGTACGTCCTGAAGGACTGGGAATACGACCGGACGAAAGAAGCCTTTCTGCTGAAAGAAATCGACCTCTGGGAAGTCAGTCTGGTGACATTCCCGTCTAACGACGAGGCGCGGATCAGCGACGTCAAGAACGCACTGGCCCGCGGGGAAATCCCCGAACAGAAAAAAATCGAAAGAGTCCTGCGTGATGTCGGACTCTCCCGTACCCAGGCCAAAGCATTCATGGCCGGGGGCTATGGCGCACTGTCCCTGCGCGACGCTGAGGATGTGGGCTCTGCACTGAATGCACTGAAAAATCTGAACTTCTAATCAGGAGAAATACGATGGCGGTTGATATTAAAGATGTCGAACAGGTCGCGCAGGAGCTGCAGCAGAAGTTTGACGACTTCAAAGCAAAGAACGACAAGCGCGTTGAGGCGATTGAGCAGGAAAAAGGCAAACTTGCCGGGCAGGTGGAAACCCTGAACGGAAAACTCAGCGAGCTGGAAAATCTCAAAAGCGACCTTGAAAAAGAGCTGCTTGAGCTGAAACGTCCGGCAGGTGGTGCGCAAAATAAACTGGCCACCGAGCATAAAGAAGCGTTTGTGGGCTTTCTGCGTAAAGGCCGTGAAGACGGTCTGCGCGATCTGGAGCGCAAGGCATTACAGGTGGGCACCGATGAAGACGGTGGCTATGCCGTGCCGGAAGCACTGGATCGCAACATTCTCACCCTGCTGAAAGATGAAGTGGTGATGCGCCAGGAAGCCACGGTGATCACTGTTGGCGGTTCCGACTACAAAAAACTGGTGAATCTGGGCGGCACGGCTTCCGGATGGGTGGGCGAGACTGACGCGCGCTCCCTGACTGCCACCTCAAAACTGGGACTGATTGAACCTTTCATGGGGGAAATCTACGGTAACCCGCAGGCCACTCAGAAAATGCTGGATGATGCCTTCTTCAACGTGGAGGCCTGGATCAACAGCGAGCTGGCGACCGAATTTGCCGAACAGGAAGAAATTGCCTTTACCACCGGTGATGGCACCAAGAAGCCAAAAGGGTTCCTGGCGTATGAATCCACCGATGAAACCGATAAGGTTCGTGCGTTCGGTAAACTTCAGCATATTGTATCCGGTGAAGCGACGACGGTGACCGCAGACGCCATTATCAAACTGATTTACACGCTGCGTAAGGCACACCGCACTGGCGCGAAGTTCATGATGAACAACAACAGCCTGTTTGCCATCCGTCTGTTGAAAGACACCGAGGGTAACTATCTGTGGCGTCCGGGGCTGGAGCTGGGGCAACCGTCCTCTCTGGCGGGTTACGGTATCGCTGAAAACGAACAGATGCCGGATATCGCCGCTGATGCGAAAGCTATTGCATTTGGTAACTTCAAGCGGGGTTACACCATCGTTGACCGTATCGGTACCCGCATTCTGCGTGATCCGTACACCAATAAACCGTTTGTCGGTTTTTATACCACCAAGCGCACCGGCGGCATGCTGGTCGATTCGCAGGCCATCAAACTGCTGAAGATTGCAGCGGCGTAATCACTCAGGGGCGCTGAATTGCGCCCCTGTTCTGACAGGTGAAAGAATCATGATCCTGAAACAAGATCTGAAATGGTCACCGGACGGTATGCGCGTTGAGATCATTCGTGCTGGTGAGTATGAAGATAAAGAATTACCCGAACGGGTACGTGAAATTGCCACTGCAACAGGGATTGTTTCTGATAAGAGAACACCTGTTGCACGGGTATCTGATAAGGCTAAAAAACAGCATTCATAGAGGTAGCCCAAATGATGCCTACTCTGGAAGAGCTTCGTGTTCAGTGCCGGATTGATGATGACAATGAACAGGAGAATGCACTTCTTATGATGTATCTGGCAGCAGCCAGAGAAGAGGCTGAAAAGTTTTTAAACCGGACACTTCACGATGAAACTGTTCCTGATCAGGATACGACCGGGCTTGTAATAACACCGCTGATAAAGCTGCGTCTTATGCAACTGGTTGGCTACTGGTACGAGAACAGGGAAATGCAGGATGCTGTACCTGATTTTTTCTATACCGGACTCCGAATGTATCGGTTTCATCCCGGAACATAGGAGGATTTCATGCAGGCAGGAAGATTACGTGATCGCGTGGTTATTCTGAATATTACGACCTCCCGTACCCCTTCCGGTCACCCGGAGGAAACCCTGAAAGAGGGGGCTACGGTATGGGCAGAGGTTAAGGGGATCAGTGGGCGGGAACGTATATCGGGCGGTGCGGAAAACGCGCAGACAACAGTAAGAGTCTGGATGCGATTTCGGCGCGATGTGACGGCCGCCTCACGTCTGAAAGTGCTGACAGGGGCATTCAAGGGAGCCATTCTGAATATCGACGGGCCGCCGCTCCCGGACGCACGATCCTCCAGGCTTGAAATACTTTGCAGCCAGAGAGGTGGAATGTGACGGATTTTAGTCTGGATTTTTCTGGCCTGGCGGATATTGCAAGAGATCTGGAACTTCTCAGCAGAGCAGAGAGTAATAAGGTGCTTCGCGATGCCTCCCGTGCCGGAGCAGAGGTTATCCGGGAGGCGGTTATTGACCATGCGCCAGAGCGAACCGGAAAACTGAAGAAAAACGTGGTTATTCTGACTCAGCGTTCACGGCGTCGTGGTGAAATTATCTCTGGTGTCCACATTCGTGGGCGGAATCTGCGAACCGGAAACAGTGATAACAGCATGAAAGCCAGCGATCCGCGAAACGCGTTTTACTGGCGTTTCGTGGAGCTGGGGACTATCAATATGCCTGCCCATCCGTTCATTCGCCCGGCCTTTGATACGACAGAGGAGCTGGCAGCACAGGTTGCCATGAAGCATATGAATCAGGCTATTGATGGGGTGCTGAGTAAATGAGAGAAGCCACGCTGTATGCTCTTCTGTCCCAACTGGCCGGAGGGCAGGTTTATCCTTACGTGGTCCCGCTGACGGAGGGAAAGCCTGCGGTATCTCCACCATGGCTGGTGTTTTCAGTGGTGTCTGACATCGCGTCTGATGTGCTTGATGGTCAGGCTGAATCAAGAATCACAGTGCAGATTGATATCTGGGCAACGGCTCCTGATGACGCAGATGATATCCGTGAGCAGGCGCTTGATGCGGTAAGGGAACTGGCACCATCCGTTATTTCTAAAACTCAGGGTTATGATCCTGATTCCCGTCTGAGCAGAGCTACGCTTGAATTTCAGGTAATTGCCTGAGGTCGTTAATGATTTTACCCACCCGCCGCTGGCGGGTTTTTTATTTTCAGGAGACGAGTATGTCCTCTAATTTTGAACGTTCTCAGCAGACCAAAGTCATGATCTCGTCTGCACCGGTAACGGCAGAAACGCTGAGTTCTGCCAGTTTTCTTGAACTGAGCTGTACGATTAAAGAGGTTCAGTTTACCGCCGGGCAGAAACAGGATATTGATGTCACTACGCTGTGTTCTACCGAGCAGGAGAATATCAACGGTCTTGGGGCTGCTTCAGAGATTTCCATGTCAGGAAACTTTTATCTCAACGCTGCCCAGAACGCGTTGCGTAGTGCTTATGACAACGACACCACATACGGTTTCAAAGTTATTTTCCCGTCAGGAAATGGATTTACCTTTATGGCAGAAGTTCGCCAGCATACCTGGTCTGTGGGAACCAACGGTGTTGTTGCTGCCACATTTTCCCTGCGCCTGAAAGGAAAGCCCTCTCTGACCACTGAACCTTTGAAACTCCTCTCTGATTTGAAAAGTACACTACAGGTTTCTGCCAGTGAAACGCTGAATATGTCTGTTGAGGCATCAGGTGGTGTGCCTCCTTATTCATATGTCTGGAAGAAAGGCAGCTCTCCAGTTTCCGGGCAGACATCGGCAACTTTCAACAAGGCCTCCGTGACATCCGGAGATGCCGGTGCGTATACCTGTGAGGTTTCTGATTCAGCAAGCCCGATTAATAAGGTGACCTCCACTTCCTGCACCGTAACTGTCAGTTAAGGAGGATGAAATCTATGTCTAAAAATATCCGCAATCTGGCACTGGCGACGATGTCTGGTTTTCGCCACAAAACAGTTGATGTTCCTGAGTGGGAAGGTACAACGGTTGTATTACGGGAACCCTCTGCAGAAGCCTGGTTACGTTGGCAGGAGATCGTTAAAACCGGAGATGATGATACACCGTTATCAGTTGCGGAGCGTGCCCGCCGAAATCTGGAAGCGGATGTTGAACTGTTCATCGATGTTCTGTGTGATACCGGGATGCAACCCGTGTTTTCAGCGGATGATCGGGAGCAGGTACTTGCAGTATATGGTCCGGTACATGCGCGACTGCTTCGTCAGTCACTGGAACTGATCACTGATGCTGAAGTTATTAAAAAAAAGTAGCACTTCCGGGTATTCGTTTTCTGATGATGCTGGCGCTCAGGATGGGGCGCACATTGTCAGAGTTACGCCGGGAAATGTCTGCATCGGAAATCATGATGTGGGCAGAATTTGACAGGATCAGCCCGCTGGGTGACGAGCGGGCTGATATCCGGGCTGCCCAGATAGTTTCTGCAGTTTACGGGGCGCAGGGTGTCAAAGTTCCACTGAATGAAGCGATTCTTCAGTGGGAGGTTGTTCCTGCAAATAATATTAAAGATCCGTTCACAGCGTTTGAAAATGCATTATTTGCAGCGACACAATGATCTTCTTACTTTACTGGATTATGATTCCGATTTTTATTAAGTAAATAAGGAGATATTGATGGAAGTTATTCTTATTGCGCTAGTCCTGGGGTTAATTCCGGCTATTATCGCGCAAAGTAAAGGGCGTTCATTTTGGGGATGGTGGATATACGGAGCCTTACTCTTTATCGTTGCCCTGGTTCATTCACTTGTAATCCAAAAAGATGAAAAAACGCATGAGCAACAAATGGTGAGCAATGGCATGAAAAAATGCCCTTACTGTGCGGAGTTGATCAAAGAAGAAGCCATTAAGTGTAAGCATTGCGGTAGTGATTTAACACATAACCCTGATAGTACCGTTTCGCAAAAAACGGATGATGAATATCTTGAAGAAGCAAGGCGTAAGGCTGGGCTTCTTTAAAAGCAAAAACCGCTTCGGCGGTTTTTTTTTGCCTGGAGAACGAGAATGGCGTCACTACGCGAACTGATTATAAAAATCTCGGCAAATTCGCAGTCATTCCAGTCAGAAATTGCGCGAGCTTCACGTATGGGACAGGAGTACTACCGTACCATGCAGAACGGAGGTCGACAGTCTGCAGCTGCATCCCGTGATATGCGGCGAGCACTGGCAGAAGTGACCGAGCAGATAAATACGGCGAAGTCTTCGGCAATGAATATGGCTGGCGCATTTGCCGGTGCTTTTGCCACTGGACATCTTATATCTCTTGCGGATGAATGGAGCTCAGTAAATGCCCGTTTGAAGCAGGCCACGCAGTCCAGCGATGATTTCCAGGCATCACAGCGCGAATTAATGGCGATCAGCCAGAGAACGGGTACTGCTTTTGCTGATAACGCCAGTCTTTTTGCACGTTCGGCTTCTTCTATGCGGGAATATGGTTACAGGTCTGAGGAAGTACTGAAAGTTACCGAGGCCATTTCTACAGGATTGAAATTGTCCGGAGCCAGTTCTGCGGAAGCCAGCTCGGTGATCACTCAGTTCAGCCAGGCACTGGCGCAAGGGGTTCTGCGCGGTGAAGAGTTTAATTCAGTAAATGAAAGCGGTGATCGTGTTATTCGTGCTCTGGCTGCAGGAATGGGGGTTGCCCGTAAAGATCTGAAGGCAATGGCGGATGATGGAAAGCTGACCGCCGATAAGGTTGTTCCTGCACTGATTAGTCAGCTTGGTACGCTGCGGGATGAATATGCAGCCATGCCTGATACTGTATCATCCTCTGCAACCAAAGTTGAAAACGCTTTTATGGCCTGGGTTGGTGGTGCGAATGATGCCAGCGGTGCAACAAAAACGCTTACCGGAATAATGAATGGTGTTGCGAATAATATTGATACGGTTGCCACGGCGGCGGGAGCTCTGGTTGCAATTGGTGTAGCCCGATATTTTGGCAATATGGCGTCTTCTGCGGGCTCTGCAACTGCCGGGTTAATCACTGCTGCCAGAAACGAAGTGGCTCTTGCTGAGGCACAGCTCAGAGGGACACAGATAGCAACAGCCAGAGCGCGGGCGGCATTGTATCGTGCGCAGCAGGCGGTTATGGCTGCCCGTGGTACAGAAAAACAGGCTGCAGCAGAAGCGAAACTGGCAACCGCACAGGCTTCACTTACCCGTAATATTGCTGCCAGAACAGCGGCACAGGCAACGCTGAATAACGTTACGTCAGTTAGTAGTCGGTTGTTAAGCGGTGCTCTGGGGCTGGTTGGTGGTGTGCCTGGACTTGTCATGCTGGGGGCGGCGGCCTGGTACACAATGTATCAGAACCAGGAGCAGGCCAGAGAATCAGCGCGTCAGTATGCCGCAACAATCGACGAAATTCGCCAGAAAACGTCGGCAATGTCGCTTCCTGAAGCGTCAGATAATGAGGAAAAGACGCGGCAGGCACTTGATGAGCAAAACAGGTTAATTGACGAGCAGAAAAGTAAGATTAAATCCTTACAGGAAAAAATTGCTGGCTATCAGTATGTGCTGGCAAACCCGGGCTGGACAACCGATAACGGTTTTATGATTAACCACATGACGTCGGTAAAAACTGTCACAGAAGGGCTTGCAGAAGCAACAAATCAACTGGCAGTTGAACAGTCCCGTCTCACACAAATGCAGGGCAAAGCGCAATCCATTCAGGATGTGCTTGCCGGGCTGGAGGAGCGACGGGTGGCGTTGATCCGTCAACAGGCCGCGGAACAAAACAAAGCGTATCAGTCCCTGTTGATCATGAATGGGCAGCATACCGAGTTTAATCGCCTTCTCGGGCTCGGTAATGAATTACTTCAGCAGCGACAGGGGCTGGTGAATGTACCGTTACGGCTACCACAGGCAACCCTGGATGATAAACAGCAGACTGCACTGAATAACAGCGAGCGCGAACTGGCTCTGTCCCGCCTGAAGGGGGAGGCCCGTGAGCGTGCCCGCCTGGGTTATGCTGCGGATGATCTCGGCTTTGTGGGAGAGGCGTATCAGACAGCCAGACAGAATTATATCAATAACTCACTGGATGCCTGGCGAAATAACCAGGCAAATAAACCCAAAGCGCATAAAAAGACCGAAGCGGAAAAAACAGAAGATATTTATAACCGGCTGATTAAACAGCAAAAAGAACAAATAGCACTGGCAGGGCAGAATACTGAACTGGCTAAGATGAAATATCAGGTCAGTCAGGGCGAATTATCAACCCTGTCAGAAGCGCAGAAAAAAACGCTTTTGCAGAATGCAGCACTCATCGACCAGAAAAAGATTCGTGAGCAGCTTGCTGCGTATGAGAGCAGTCTGGCGGACAGTAATGCCAGTGCCAGGGCATCTGACGAAGCGCAGTTGTTGGGATATGGTGAAGGCTCACGGATGCGTGAACGACTCCAGGAAATGTGGAGTATCCGGCAGGCGTTTGAGCAGAAAAATAACGAGCTGCTGAGACAGTATCAGGCCGGAGAAATTGAAGAAGCCCTGTGGAAACAGGAAAAATCGCTGAATGAAAAATATCTGGAAGAGCGTCTCAGCGATCAGCAGGATTATTATGCAAAGGCTGATGCTTTACGCAGTGACTGGAATGCCGGCCTCCAGGAGGGACTGACGAACTGGGCAGACAGTGCCACCGATTATGCTTCGCAGGCGGCAGATGCGGTCGTTTCCACTATGGACGGGCTGGTATCAAATATTTCCGATGCACTGGCCGGAAATGTTGTGGACTGGAGAAACTGGGGGAGTTCAATTCTCCAGGAAGTTTCAAAAATTCTGATGAACGCTGCCATCGTTAACGGGCTGAAGTCACTTTCCAAAAGCATGTCCGGTGCCGGAGGATGGCTTGGTACGGTCGGCGACTGGCTTTCCGGTGCAGTGGCAAACGCAAAAGGTGGTGTTTACACATCGGCAAATCTGAGTGCTTACAGTAACACTATTGTGGATACACCGACGTATTTTGCTTTTGCGAAAGGTGCCGGGCTGATGGGCGAGGCCGGGCCTGAAGCTATCATGCCACTGACACGGGCAGCGGACGGCTCTCTTGGGGTCAGAGCCATTGGCAATGTGAATGGTGGCGGGGGATTTGTTTATTCTCCCGTGTATCACATCAGTATTCAGAATAAAGGGAGCAATGGCGAGATAGATACGCAGTCAGCCAGGGGGCTGGTGGATCTGATCGACAGCAGGGTTGTGTCAATTATGCAGTCATCACGTCGGGACGGAGGATTATGCAGTGCCTGAGTATGAAGTTTTTAACTGGATCCCCCGCGAGGGGATGGAGACGACACGAAAGCCATCTGTTATTACAGTAAAGTTCGGTGACGGATATGAACAGCGACGGGCTGGTGGTCTGAATGCGGATCTGAAAACCTTTAAACCGGTATTTCGTGTCACAGATGAATATTCCCGCGCCGCGCTGGACGGTTTTTTATCCCGTCATGCCGGGATGCGTGCTTTTTTGTGGCGCCCGCCAAAACACAACAGGACTGTCAGGGTTGTCTGCAGGGAGTGGAGTACTTCGGATAATGCCATGTATACCGATTTTAACTGTACCTTTGAAGAGGTCACTCACTGATGCAGGATATACAACAGGAAACACTGAATGAGTGTACAAAAGCGGAGCAATCCGCACTGGTCGTGCTCTGGGAAGTCGATCTGACCGAAGTCGGTGGCGAGCGTTATTTTTTCTGTAATGAGCAGAACGAAAAAGGTGAGTCAGTCACCTGGCAGGGGCGACAGTATCAGGCGTACCCTATTCAGGGAAGCGGCTTTGAGATGAACGGCAAAGGAGCCAGTGCAAGACCAACGCTGAAAGTCTCTAACCTGCACGGCATGGTCACCGGGATGGCGGAAGACCTGCAAAGTCTGGTCGGCGGAACGGTGGTCAGGCGTAAGGTTTACGCCCGTTTTCTGGATGCGGTGAACTTCGTCAACGGAAACAGTGACGCCGATCCGGAGCAGGAGGTGATCAGCCGCTGGCGCATCGAGCAGTGCAGCGAACTGAGCGCGGTCAGTGCCTCCTTTGTGTTGTCCACACCGACGGAAACGGATGGTGCCGTTTTTCCGGGGCGCACCATGCTGGCCAACACCTGCACCTGGACCTATCGCGGTGATGAGTGCGGTTATCACGGTCCGGCTGTCGCGGATGAATATGACCAGCCGACGTCCGATATCACGAAGGATAAATGTAGCAAATGCCTGAGTGGTTGTAAGTTTCGCAATAACGTCGGCAACTTTGGCGGCTTCCTTTCCATTAACAAACTTTCGCAGTAATCCCATGACACAGACAGAATCAGCGATTCTGGCGCACGCCCGGCGATGTGCGCCAGCGGAGTCGTGCGGCTTCGTGGTGAGAACGCCGGAGGGGGAAAGATATTTTCCCTGCGTGAATATCTCCGGTGAGCCGGAGGCGTATTTCCGGATGTCGCCGGAGGACTGGCTGCGGGCAGAGATGCAGGGTGAGATTGTGGCGCTGGTCCACAGCCACCCCGGTGGTCTGCCCTGGCTGAGTGAGGCTGACAGGCGGCTGCAGGTGCAGAGCGATTTGCCTTGGTGGCTGGTCTGCCGGGGTGAGATTCATAAATTCCGCTGTGTGCCGCATCTTACCGGGCGGCGCTTTGAGCACGGGGTGACGGACTGTTACACGCTGTTCCGGGATGCTTATCATCTGGCGGGGATTGAGATGCCGGATTTTCATCGCGGGGATGACTGGTGGCGTCACGGTCAGAATCTCTATCTGGATAATCTGGAGGCCACAGGGCTGTATCAGGTGCCGTTGTCAGCGGCGCAGCCGGGCGATGTGCTGCTGTGCTGTTTTGGTTCATCGGTGCCGAATCATGCCGCCATTTACTGTGGTGACGGCGAGCTGCTGCACCATATTCCTGAACAACTGAGCAAACGAGAGAGGTATACCGACAAATGGCAGCGACGCACACACTCCCTCTGGCGTCACCGGGCATGGCACGCATCTGCCTTTACGGGGATTTGCAACGATTTGGCCGCCGCATCGACCTTCGTGTGAAAACGGGGGCCGAAGCCATCCGGGCGCTGGCCACACAGCTCCCGGCGTTTCGTCAGAAACTGAATGACGGCTGGTATCAGGTGCGCATTGCCGGGCGTGATGCAGGTGAAACCGAATTATCTGCCCGTCTTAATGAGCCGCTGGCAAATGGTGCCGTGATCCATATCGTGCCGCGTCTGGCGGGAGCTAAAAGTGGCGGTGTATTTCAGGTGGTGCTGGGGGCGGCGTTGATTGCGGTGGCATGGTGGAACCCTGTGGGCTGGCTGGGTGCCGCGGCTGTATCGGGCATGTATGCGGCAGGGGCCAGTATGATCCTGGGCGGTGTGGCGCAGATGCTGGCACCGAAAGCCAGGACGTCCACGGCAGCCAGTACAGATAACGGCAAACAGAACACCTATTTTTCCTCACTGGATAACATGGTTGCTCAGGGCAATGTTTTGCCTGTTCTGTACGGTGAAATGCGTGTGGGGTCGCGGGTGGTTTCTCAGGAGATCAGCACGGCAGACGAAGGGGATGGTGGTCAGGTTGTGGTGATTGGTCGCTGATGCAAAATGTTTTATGTGAAACCGCCTGCGGGCGGTTTTGTCGTTTATGGAGCATGACGAATGGGTAAAGGCAGCAGTAAGGGGCATACCCCGCGCGAAGCGAAGGACAACCTGAAATCCACGCAGTTGCTGAGTGTGATCGATGCCATCAGCGAAGGGCCGGTTGAAGGTCCGGTGGATGGATTAAAAAGCGTGCTGCTGAACAGTACACCGGTGCTGGACAGTGAGGGGAATACCAACATCTCCGGTGTCACGGTGGTGTTCCGGGCAGGTGAGCAGGAACAGACACCGCCAGAGGGATTTGAATCATCAGGTTCTGAGACGGTACTGGGTACGGAAGTGAAATACGACACGCCGATCACCCGGACTATCACGTCTGCAAACATCGACCGTCTGCGCTTTACCTTCGGTGTGCAGGCACTGGTGGAAACCACCTCAAAGGGTGACAGGAATCCGTCGGAGGTCCGCCTGCTGGTTCAGATACAGCGTAACGGTGGCTGGGTGACAGAAAAAGACATCACCATTAAGGGCAAAACCACGTCGCAGTATCTGGCCTCGGTGGTGGTGGATAACCTGCCGCCGCGCCCGTTCAATATCCGGATGCGCAGGATGACACCGGACAGCACCACAGACCAGCTGCAGAACAAAACGCTCTGGTCGTCATACACCGAAATTATCGATGTGAAACAGTGCTACCCGAACACGGCACTGGTCGGCGTGCAGGTGGACTCGGAGCAGTTCGGCAGCCAGCAGGTGAGCCGTAATTATCATCTGCGCGGGCGTATTCTGCAGGTGCCGTCGAATTATAACCCGCAGACGCGGCAATACAACGGTATCTGGGACGGGACGTTTAAACCGGCATACAGCAACAACATGGCCTGGTGTCTGTGGGATATGCTGACCCACCCGCGCTACGGCATGGGGAAACGTCTTGGTGCGGCGGATGTGGATAAATGGGCGCTGTATGTCATCGGCCAGAATTGCGACCAGTCGGTGCCGGATGGCTTTGGTGGCACGGAGCCGCGTATTACCTGTAATGCGTACCTGACCACGCAGCGCAAGGCGTGGGATGTGCTCAGTGATTTCTGCTCGGCGATGCGCTGTATGCCGGTATGGAACGGGCAGACGCTGACGTTTGTGCAGGACCGGCCATCGGATAAGGTGTGGACCTATAACCGCAGTAATGTGGTGATGCCGGATGATGGCGCGCCGTTCCGCTACAGCTTCAGCGCCCTGAAAGACCGCCATAATGCCGTTGAGGTGAACTGGATTGACCCGAACAACGGCTGGGAGACGGCGACAGAGCTTGTGGAGGATACGCAGGCCATTGCCCGTTACGGTCGTAACGTCACGAAGATGGATGCTTTTGGCTGTACCAGCCGGGGGCAGGCACACCGCGCCGGGCTGTGGCTGATTAAAACAGAACTGCTGGAAACGCAGACCGTGGACTTCAGCGTGGGCGCAGAAGGGCTTCGCCATGTGCCGGGCGATGTCATTGAAATCTGTGATGATGACTATGCCGGTATCAGCACCGGCGGGCGCGTGCTGGCGGTAAACAGCCAGACCCGGACGCTGACGCTCGACCGTGAAATCACGCTGCCATCCTCCGGCACCACGCTGATAAGCCTGGTTGACGGAAGTGGCAATCCGGTCAGCGTGGAGGTTCAGTCCGTCACCGACGGCGTGAAGGTAAAAGTGAGCCGGGTTCCTGACGGTGTTGCTGAATACAGCGTATGGGGGCTGAAGCTGCCGACGCTGCGCCAGCGACTGTTCCGCTGCGTGAGTATCCGTGAAAACGACGACGGCACGTATGCCATCACCGCCGTGCAGCATGTGCCGGAAAAAGAGGCCATCGTGGATAACGGGGCGCACTTTGACGGCGAACAGAGTGGCACGGTGAATGGTGTCACGCCGCCAGCGGTGCAGCACCTGACCGCAGAAGTCACTGCAGACAGCGGGGAATACCAGGTGCTGGCGCGCTGGGATACGCCGAAGGTGGTGAAGGGTGTGAGCTTTATGCTTCGCCTGACCGTGGCAGCGGATGACGGCAGTGAGCGGCTGGTCAGCACGGCCCGGACGACGGAAACCACATACCGCTTCAGGCAGCTGGCGCTGGGAAGCTACAGGCTGACAGTCCGGGCGGCAAATGCCTGGGGGCAGCAGGGCGATCCTGCATCGGTATCGTTCCGGATTGCCGCACCGGCAGCGCCGTCGCGGATTGAGCTGACGCCGGGCTATTTTCAGATAACCGCCACGCCCCATCTTGCCGTTTATGATCCGACGGTACAGTTTGAGTTCTGGTTCTCGGAAAAGCGGATTGCGGATATCAGGCAGGTTGAAACTACAGCCCGCAATCTTGGCACGGCGCTGTACTGGATAGCTGCCAGTATCAATATCAAACCGGGCCATGATTATTATTTTTATATCCGCAGTGTGAATACTGTTGGCAAATCGGCATTCGTGGAGGCTGTCGGTCGGGCGAGCGATGATGCGGAAGGTTACCTGGATTTTTTCAAAGGCCAGATAACCGAATCCCATCTCGGCAAGGAGCTGCTGGAAAAAGTCGAGCTGACGGAGGATAACGCCAGCAAACTGGAGGAGTTCTCGAAAGAGTGGAAGGACGCCAACGATAAATGGAATGCCATGTGGGGCGTCAAAATTGAGCAGACCGAAGACGGCAGGCATTATGTCGCGGGGCTTGGCCTCAGCATGGAGGATACGGAGGAAGGCAAACTGAGCCAGTTTCTGGTTGCCGCTAACCGTATCGCGTTTATTGACCCGGCAAACGGGAATGAAACTCCGATGTTTGTGGCGCAGGGCAACCAGATATTCATGAACGACGTGTTCCTGAAGCGCCTGACGGCCCCCACCATTACCAGTGGTGGCAGTCCTCCGGTATTTTCCCTGACATCAGACGGAAAGCTGACCGCTAAAAATGCGGATATCAGCGGTAACGTGAATGCGAACTCCGGGACGCTCAACAACGTCACGATTAACGAGAACTGCCGGGTTCTGGGAAAACTGTCCGCGAACCAGATTGAAGGCGATCTCGTTAAAACAGTGGGCAAAGCTTTCCCCCGGGACTCCCGTGCACCGGAACGGTGGCCATCAGGGACCATTACCGTCAGGATTTATGACGATCAGCCGTTTGACCGGCAGATTGTTATTCCGGCGGTGGCATTCAGCGGCGCTAAACATGAGAGAGAGCATACTGATCTTTACTCCTCATGCCGTCTGATAGTGCGGAAAAACGGTGCTGAAATTTATAACCGTACCGCGCTGGATAATACGCTGATTTACAGTGGCGTTATTGATATGCCTGCCGGTCACGGTCACATGACGCTGGAGTTTTCGGTGTCAGCATGGCTGGTAAATGACTGGTATCCCACAGCAAGTATCAGCGATTTGCTGGTTGTGGTGATGAAGAAAGCCACTGCAGGCATCACGATTAGCTGAATTTTATAACCCAGATACGGGCGCCAGAAATGGCGCCTTTTTTATTTGTGGAGTGAATATGGCAGTACAGATTTCAGGTGTGCTGAAAGATGGTGCGGGAAAACCAATACAGAACTGCACTATTCAACTGAAGGCAAAGCGTAACAGCACCACGGTACTGGTGAACACGGTGGCCTCTGAAAATCCGGATGAAGCCGGGCGTTACAGCATGGATGTTGAGCATGGCCAGTACAGCGTCACCCTGCTGGTTGAAGGTTTTCCGCCTTCACATGCCGGAACCATTACCGTCTATGAAGGTTCCAGACCTGGTACGCTGAATGATTTTCTCGGTGCCATGACGGAAGATGATGTCATGCCGGAGGCATTGCGTCGTTTTGAGGCAATGGTGGAAGAAGTGGCACGCAACGCCGAAGCCGCCTCTCAGAGCGCAGCGGCGGCAAAAAAATCCGAAACGGCTGCGGCATCATCGAAGAACGCGGCGAAAACCTCAGAGACGAATTCAGCCAACAGCGAGAAAGCTGCTGCATCTTCTAAAACAGCATCAGAAAAAGCAGCAACAGCAGCATCACTTTCAGAGGCTAATGCCCGGGCGTCAGAGGAGAAATCTGCAGAAAATGCTGACGCAGCACATCGTGAAGCATTATCAGCGACAACTGCGGCTAAAACTGCCACCACAAAAGCGCAGGAGGCCGCAGCAGAGGCAACAAAGGCCGGGCAGAAAAAGGATGAAGCCGTCGCGGCGGCGACACGTTCGGAAGCGGCGGCAGACCGCGCAGAAGCTGCAGCGGAAGTGACTGTAAAACCATATGTGAATATAGTTCCGCCGCTGCCTGATGTCTGGATTCCGTTTAATGATTCACTGGATATGATTACGGGCTTTTCGCCGTCATATAAAAGGATTGTTATTGGCGACGATGAAATAACAATGCCTGGCGACAAGATTGTAAAGTTTAAACGCGCATCAAAAGCAACCTATATTAATAAATCTGGTGTGCTGACAGAGGCTGCCATTGACGAGCCACGATTTGAACGTGATGGCCTGCTTATTGAGGGGCAAAGAACGAACTTCTTCCCGAACAGTACAGACCCTTTGAAGTGGAATAAGTCAACTTCACTGGACGTTACAGAAACAGGCACAGATAGTTTCGGTTTTAATTATGGCCGGTTTGTCGTACAGGATTCGATTGTTGGCACAAGTAAAGCGCATACCATTATAGGGCTGTATTCAAGTACCGGAGGGGTTGATACTTCAGGTGACGAAAAGTATGTAACTATATCCTGTCGGGTAAAAAGTGAAGTTGATAATATCGCCGTTCGTATTTTATTTGAACATTATGATGGGGAAGTAAGGACATCAATAGGAACAGCAAGCCTGAACCTTACCACCCGCATAATTAGCAAGACGGGTCAGACAAGCCGTGTTACAGCAAGGTCTGTTAAGGATGATGCAACTGGCTGGATATTTTTTGAGGCTACATTAAAAGCAGATACAACAGAAAATACGGTTGGTGGTTTCGTCCAGTATTCTCCGGATACAGGTCAGATGGTGGCATCAGGGGATTGTCTCGATGTAACCACTCCCCAGATTGAGGCTGGTACAGGCGCATCATCTTTTATTGTTACGGGGGCTGCACCGGTAACACGGGCAAGCGATATAGTTACAGTCCCAATTAAGAATAATCTTTATAATCTTCCTTTTACGGTTCTTTGTGAGGTACATAAGAACTGGTATAAAACGCCAAATGCAGCACCGCGTGTTTTTGATACCGGCGGTCATCAAACCGGAGCGGCTATTATTCTTGGCTTCGGTTCTTCAGCAGATTACGACGGATTTCCTTATTGCGATATTGGTGGGTCTAACAGACGGATAAACGAAAATGCATCACTTGAAAAAATGGTTATGGGGATGCGTGTAAAGTCTGATCAGTCTACATGCGCAGTAAGTAACGGGCGTATATCCAGCGAAACAAAAACCACATGGTCCTATATTCAGAGCACCGCAATTATCCGTATTGGAGGCCAGACTACAGCCGGGTTACGTCATTTATTTGGTCATGTCAGGAATTTCAGAATATGGCACAAGGCATTGACTGATGCTCAGGTGGGGGAGTCAATCTAATGAAAGATTTAACACTCAAATTTGCCGACAGGGCCGACTTTTCGGCCTTTATGAAGAGTATTGGCTATTATGATGACGAGTCGATGCAGGATGATATTCTTATTGACGTGATAGGTAACGTGTACAAAGAAACCGGAGAACTGACTGAAGATGGCGAACCGGTATGTGTTAAGGAAGACGGATATTTTGTAAACGTGCGCATCATTAATGATGTGAAAACACCTAGACTGGCCCCCTGAATCTCCAGACAACCAATATCACTTAAATAAGTGATAGTCTTAATACTAGTTTTTAGACTAGTCATTGGAGAGCAGATGATTGATGTCTTAGGACCGGAGAAACGCAGACGGCGTACTACACAGGAAAAGATCGCTATTGTT